CTATTCCATCAATAGAGCCCCAACCACTAGCACCCCAAGTACCCGAACCCCACCCTGATCCTTCGACATAAACATCAAGGCCACTATTAATCTGAAATGCGGCTGTAATACTTGATCCGCCAGCAGCAGTATCTGTGGCTCCCGCCTTATCTGCACAGACAATCCTGAATTTATTGGCAGGACTAGCATTGTTTGGGTCACCAAGTGCCACGATACGATGCTCTGTATTTACTTCGGCAGCAGTGATGTTATTGAGAGCATCTGATCCAGCCAGGGTGACATAGTCACCAACTACTGCGCCGTGTCCTGTTGCCGTTACCGTTATAACAGCAGTGCCATTAACAGTTGCTATTGGGTCAGTACCCAAGGTGGCCGTAGTACGAAGCGGGGTAATGTCGTAATACAAGCCACCAAGGTTCACATACAGCTTTAGATGGGTGCCAAACCCAATATATCTATTACCACTATCGGTAGCCCAATCATGTAGCTGTCTGGCAGTTCCAAGAAATGTAGCCAGCACATACTTGGCCCAACCCCCAATCTTTTCCGCGAAGCCCTTACGAAATCGCACCTTATCAGAATCATACCACGTACCCTCTGCGGAGTACCTGGTACCATCTGTGAATACCCCCGCTTTCGGGGAGATTTTCATAAAGGGCATAATTTACTCAATCCACAACAGAAATATTGTTGTTACTTCTGACAACGAAATACGGCTCATCCGAATCTAAATCGCCACCGACAACTTCCTGGGCCTCAATCCCAGCCGCGAGCATCGCAAACTGCACTTGATTCTGTGCTTCTGTACTAGCAGCAAGCAATTGCTTGAATAGATCTGCTTGTGCCGCTGATATACGGATCTTTTCTGGCTCAGGTGCTGTCTGCCCATTTGGCTGACTACTTGCTTGCACTTGTGACTCTTTCT